GGCTTAGAAAAGCCGAATCGCAAAACCCAACGCAACGAATGACGCAGTCCGTCCGGCGATTTATACGGCATTCTGGAGCGATTGTCGGCCATGGCGAAAGGCGCCCAATTACTAAACCTCAAGCAATGGTCACATTTGACCACGCGAATTAAACAAAAAGTTATATCCCGTGGCTAAACCTAAAGATGCAGAGAAAGTTAAGCTGATGGAGCGAACTGGCATGACCCGCCAGGGCGTCGAGAGGCGCATCAAAGAGGGGCAAGCATCAGAGAGTTTCCAGCAATCAAGGGAGCGAAAGGAGAAAGCCACGGCAGACTTGCGTGAGGAGCAAGCAGTCAAGGCTCGCCTTGAGCGTGAACTGCTGGAGGGATCGGTAATGACCAAGCAAGCGGTCAGGGATTCGACCAGAAGGATCGCGGCAATCCTGTCGGCAGAGATGAACTCATTCCGAAACAATGCTCCAGGGAAGCTGGCTGGTCTGGACGAGGTGGGGGTGCGGACGGTCTTGGATGCTGAAATGGATTCACTGATTGAGCGCATCCACCACCAGCTCAACCAAGTATGAGCGAGAATCCCGCAGCAGTAGGATTTAAGGAGGGATTGTTCCGTCGCCATGTTGGAAGCGCGTCTGATTGGCTAGAGCAGCATTTCAAGATTCCTCACTCGGCAAGAAGCACCAAGTTTGACCGCAACAATGCGCCCCACCTGACCGACATCATAGAGGCCTGCTGTGATCTCCATCATCAGAAAGTGGTGGTGAGGGCTTGCACGGGGGCCGGAAAGACAACGGTCATGGAGGCGGTCAGTCACTTTGCAATCGGCGTGGAGCCGGGTCCGATGCTGATCGCCGGAAGCACCGACAAGGACATCAAGGATTGGGCTGAGTCTCGATTGATCCCTGAACTAAAAGAATGTGGCCCAATTGCCGCGATCATGGACGGAATGGACCGTCACGATAAGCGAAAGACCGAAATGCTTTTCCCTCACATGAGCATGTTCCTCACCGGAGCGAACATCTCCGGCCTTCAAGCCAAGTCCATGCGCTACTGCTACGGCGACGAAACATGGCTATGGGACAAGGGCATGGTCGGGGAAATGAAGGCACGGCATCATGACCGATGGAACCGCAAGACGATCCTTGTGACGCAGGGGTGGGAGACAGACAAGGAGCTGCCGCACGACATGGACAAAGAGTACGACGACGGGGATGACCGGAGGAGGGGATTCGATTGCCCGTCATGTGGTCGGTGGCAAGTCTACAAGTGGGAGCAGATCAAGTGGGATGAGCAGAAGATTCCCGACACCGAGACTCTGGACATGGAGGCGACCAAGCAGACGGTTCGCTATGAATGCGAGTTTGAGGACTGCGCGGCTATACATGTAGATACATCGGAAAACCGCAGGAAGCTGGCAATGGCCGGAAGTTATAGACCATTCAATCCACACCCCATGAGCAGGGTTACGAGCTTCACTTGTCCGGCCTGGGCGGTCTGGTGGATTCCTTGGGGTGATCTGGTGATGGAGTGGATTGATGCCCATGCGGCAAAGCATAAAGGGGATATTGAGCCACTGAAGAAGTTCACCATGAAACGGGCCGCAAGGGTGTGGGAGGTGACCCATACCAGGGTGACAGATGCTGACGTGACATCGATGCGGTCTGATGAGTTTGTGATGAAGGAATGCCCGATTGATCCGGCACTTGTGACGCTATGCGCGGACGTTGGAGAGAAGCGGACCCACTGGAGTGTCCAGGCATGGGCAAAGGAGGGGACTAGCTATGTGATTGACCACGGGACGGTGCTGGGTCCGGAGGATCTACTGATGCTCATCCCGACTCTCAATTACCCGATCAAAGGAACCGACCGCTTCGCGCAAGTCCAGCAGGGGCTGATCGACTCTGGTGACTTTACTGAGTTGGTCTACAACGTCTGCCTGAGATCCAATGGGACGCTATACCCAAGCAAGGGATCGGGGGCGCAGATTGGAACCTATCGGGAAAGCCGGTTGGACAACTACGGAGGCCTGCCGCTTTACCTCTACTCTGATTACCAAGCCAAATGCGCATTGTATGAGGGCAAGATCGCCAAGAAAGATGCGCCTCGCCTGTTCTTTGCTTCTGATGTTGCCGAGGAATTTCTGATCGGTCACATGGGGCAAAGGAAGATTGATTCGCAGGACAAGAAAACCAAATCATGGAAATCGGTGGCACAGGATCACTATGGGGATTGCACCAAGCTCCACCTTGTGACCTGGTGGATATTGCGTCGGTATATTGAAGGTGCTGGGATTTGACTTTTAAGAATACGTCATGGCATCGCCTACTCCAGATCATCACAAAATATCCGGCATTAAGGCCTACTTGCGCTATAAGAGCCTTGCAGAACTGCAAGCCTTAGCGGACGCCATTTTTTCTGCGGCTACTGAGGAAGTGACCATTACTGGCAGCAGCGCCGATGGTGGGTCTGCCAATGGCGAGGTGACATTCCCCAAGTGGCTCTACCTTGATGCGGTCATGGCAGTCCGCGCCGAGAAGGGAGACCTCCCGACCAATGCCGACGGTACGATTGTCAGCCGCCAGCTTGGAACCCGTCCCGACTACAGCAGGACTTGGGCGGTCACCTAGTTTGATTTTTATGAAAACCCGCTAAAACCACCGCTGGGATCCGAGGACTGTTGCGCTAGGGCAGGAAACCGGAGGTGCAAGGATCGAGTAGGTAATCCCAGCGGAATAGCGGCCAGTTTGATTTTATTTGATTTTTGACAGAGGCGGTTTGCTATGAGCGAACCGAAATCAAAGCGCGGTGGGGCAAGGGCAGGGGCCGGACGCCCCAAGAAAACCGATCTGGCGGCATACGAGGCAAGCTATCGGTACAACCCACAACGGATGTGGGTTTATTCCCCAACGCTTGACGCAAAGAAGGAACTCACGGGCGGTTCGCGTCAGGAACTCATTAAGAAAGCGCAGTGGTTATACAACAACAGCGGCCTTGCCGGAGGCGCGGTTGATAAGATTGCACGCCTTGTCGGTCCTCTCCAACCGCAGGCGCGGACGATGGATGAGAATTGGAACCGCATGGCAGAGAAAGCATTCAACGATGCCTGCCGCAATGCCGCCTTTGGCGTGGATGTTTCCGGCATGGTCAACTTTGACCAAGCAGTCCCGCTCCTAGTTCGCCAGATGGCGATTGCCGGAGATGTGTTTTGGCAGCGCATGACCAGCAAGTCTGGCCGCGCCATGTTCCGACTTATCCCTGGAGAGAACGTCGGATCACCAGTTGGCAATGAGGAGGAAGGATGGAACGACGGTGTGAAGGTTGATTCCAAGACGGGACGCCCGATCCGTTTCCGTGTTTTGAAGTCTCCAGCATCTCAGGAATACACCGATATTTCTGCCGATGACATTGCCCAGGTGCGCCGCGCCTATCGCATCGGCTACACCCGCGCACCATCATGGTTGGCTAGGGCTGCCAATACGCTTCAAGACATTGCCGAGTATCTGGCCTTTGAAAAGCAGTCGGCAAAAATCGGTGCATCAATGGCGGTAGTTTTGACCTCTCCAGAGGCCGGACAAATAGGGCTTGGGTCATCGTTGGTAAAAGGCAACAGCAGCTCAAGCCAACAACCAATGACCGTGGATGCGTTGACCAATGGATCAATTATTCCGCAACTGAAGCCCGGAGAGCGTTTGGAGAGCTTGGCCAATCAACATCCCGCCGGAAACATGAAGGAGTTCCTTGGGACTCTGAAGGAGGAGATTGCGGTTGGCCTTGGATTCTCTAGCCAATTCCTTTTTGACTCCACCGAGGCCGGAGGGGCCAACCAGCGGTGGATTCTTGAAGAGGCGGCATCGGCGATTGATGAGATACGAGACATCATCGTTCAGAACTTTGCAGCACCATTCTGGAGGTTTTGGATCTGGCAGGAAATCCAAGCAGGCCGCCTGCCAATGCCAAATGACGGATCTGATTGGTGGCGCATGGAGACCGTTGGTCCCGCTAGGTTGTCGGTGGATTTTGGCAGAGATGGTCGCCTCATGAGCGATCTCCTGCTCCGTGGACAGATCTCCCCGCAACGCTACTACGCTTTGCAGGGTCTGGACGCTGATACCCAAGATGCAGATATTATTAGGTTCGCAGCGCGGAGAAAAAAGTTGGTTCAAGAAATCGCCAAGGAAGAGGGGGTTGATTTGTCAGTGTTAGAAGTTTTCCCTCCAGCACCAGGTTCACCAGTAGTTGCCGCGCAAGGTGATTTGACACCCGCCGAAAACCCGTAATGTCTATGCTTTCGCTTTTCGCCGCAGCTACCGATGGTCGCGTTGATGCCGAAAATGGCGTCTTGCGCGGAGTCCGTGTGATCAGCAAGGGAGAAGCAAAGGGGCATAGCTACCTTGGTGAACCCATCATTATTGATGACATCACTTTGGATGAGGTTGTTGAGGCATCCGCTTCTTTCCCCGATGGCGTCCCAGTCAAGTTGGCGCATGGCACTGACATCGAGGAGCTAGTGGGAGCAATCAAGGGCTTCGTGCGCGATGTGGATTGCGTCCGTGGCGATCTCTACCTCCTCAAGAGCCATGAAAACTACGCCACCATCATTGAGATGGCGCAAACCATGCCTTCCAATTTCGGTGTTTCCATTTCCTTCATGAACGCTCCGGAACCCATCAAGGGAATGGACATGGAGCCGGATGGCGATGAGGACGATGAGGACGGCACTTTGGCTCAACTAGTAGGCGATGACATCGTGGCCTATGCCGCCCGAGTTTGTGAGCTTTACTCCGCTGATCTGGTTCAGGCCCCCGCTTGCAACCCTTCACTTTTTTCCAATCCCATGAGCGATACATCCGCCACACCTGAAGTCCTCCCCGAGGCTCCCGTCGAGGAAGTCAAGGTGGAGGAGACCGCCCCTACCGAGGTTCCTGCCGAGGAGGTTGTTGAAGCACCCGTTGAAGTTCCCGCCGAGGAGGTCAAGTCCGAGGAAGTGAAGCCAGAGGAACCCGCCGTTGAAGCTGAAGAGGTTCCTGCTCCGGCAGAACTCTCCCGCGTCATGGATGCCGTCAAAACCGATTTTGAGGCGACCAAGACCGAGCTTTCCCGTGTGACCACGGAACTTGCCGCAGTCCGCTCCGAACTGACCGCCGCCCAGGAGAACCTTGCCATCAAGGACGCTCAACTCGTTGAGCTTAATATGCTCCACCGCAGCGTCCTTTCCGTCATGGGCCTCGGCGCTTCCATTGAGATCCCTGAAATTTCTGAAGAGGCTCCAGAGCAGTCTTTGATTGAACGCTACGAATCCATGCCTGCCGGCCCCCAGCGTCTTGAATTTTTCCAAACCCACCGACGTGCGCTTGAAAAAGCCATTGCGGCACGTCTTGGAAACTAACCCAACCCTAACCCAACACACACACCACTATGGCTAATACATTTAGCTCCTCACTGGTGACGGATACGGCCACTAAGGCTGCTATTACCGTCCTCCAGAGCAAGTTGGCCCCGATCAAGAATTTCTCCACTGATTTCTCTTCGGATGTCGTCAACCCCCTACGCAAGCTCCAGGTTGGAGTTGCCACTTCGGCTGCTGCCGCTGTGACTTCCCCGACCAGCTTTGAGTCACAGGGAACCACCCTGACCAACACCGCTGTCACCATGACGCACTACTCGGCCCAGTTCGGTCTGAGCAGCGCACAGCTTAACCAAGGTTTCACCCTTGAGCGCATCATGGCTGTCAACCTTCGTTCCCTCGCCAACGCCCTTGTTGATGCGGCCCTTAGCCCCATCAACACCACGACCTATGGCGCGGCTGCTTATAGCTCCGCGATCACCACGGCCACCGGCGGCGTTCTCGGTAACGACCTCATCACCAAGGGGCTTCCCGCTCTCTGGTCGGCACTCAAGGACGGCACTAGCCGCAACCTTGTTCTGGATGGCAGCTACTACAGCTACCTCCTGCCTCAGAGTGGCTTCAGCCTCAAGCCCGGTGATGGAGCTTACGGATTTGATTCCGTGAACTTCAACAACCGTTGGAACGGTGTCACCGGCGGATCCGATGTCCAGCTGAACGGAACCACCAAGACCATCAAGGGCTTTGTGGCTTCGCCCGAGGCTCTGGCAGTCGCTTCTGCGCTTCCGTACATCGACCCTGCTGTTGCTGGTTTGCTCCAGATGAGCGAGACCATTGAGATCCCCGATCTCGGTCTGGCCGTTCAGTTCAACGTGCACGGTTCCTTGGCCAGCCGCAGCCTTCAGGCGTCCTTTGACGTTGTGTTCGGAGCCGCTGCCGCTGACGGCTCGGCACTCAAGATCATCAACGCCTAATCCTTCTAGGATTTCATCGCAAAGGGTCACCCCGCAAGGGGTGGCCCTTCTTGCGTTTGACTCGGTTTCTTCATCGTGAACCGCACCGCCATCGCCGCCTTTCGCACCCGTGCGGCCAAGGAAATCGCCGACACGCTTGGCACACTGATCCAGCTCGGCACCGGCACGGCCTTCTATGCCCACGTGTCCACGCCGCAGCCGAACATGAGCCTAGAAACGGGAGGCTTTAATACCGACAAGGCGATCCGTGTGCGCTGGCCACAGACCCGCGCGGCCCGTCCGGCGGTCGGCACTTTGCTGAAACTCGTCCAGGATAACGTGACCTTCCGAGTCGAGACATCCACAAGCCTGCCGGGATCGCCGCTTTCTGCCGAGGTGCTGGTTACTGCCGTTCGCGAATAATGAATCCTCTTTCCGTAGAATCCGCGATCAAGACGGCTTTTGCCGCCTCGGCTTTCCCGACTACGACTATCTACACCGGGACTGACTATGAGGAGATGACGCCCGAGTCATTGAATCTCATCGTCTCGGTCGCGCAGCTCGATCACGTCGTGGGTGACACCTACAAGGCGCAGACCACGATTCGCATCGTCTCTCCGGCCCTGCTCGGTGCTGATGCAAAAGCTGAGATGGTCACCACGATCAATAGCGTCAGGAGTGCGCTTGCCAATACCTACCTTGCCGCGAACTGGCCTAGCACCGGCGCTCCGACCTACGGAGGAGTTTGGGTGAGCGCAACAAAGATGAGCCAGGACAACCACGCATGGGTAGCCGAGGTGGATGCCGTCATCGGCGTCTCGGTTTGACATCCAGAAAAGCGTATGGCCGACGAGATCAAACCCAACCCTCTCATCCTTGAAAAGGATGTTGCCGCTCCGGCTCCCGCCCCTGCTCCCGAACCCAAGCCCTCCAAGTAATATGCCTGCAATCGGAATTTCCTCACTCGGATCACTTGTTACCGCCCCGACGGGATGTGTCATCAATGAGGTAACGCAAGACCAGAGCAAAGAGGTCAAGACCATCAAGAACTCGTCTGGCGTCACCGTGCAAGCCGGATTAGTTCCCATGACTGAAACCAAGATCTCGGTGAAGGGTAAGGGCAACGCAGCCCTCTCCACGGTTGCGGCCACCTCAAGCGTCGCCTCCGGAACCGTTGTGGTTACCGAGATCAGCGTGGACGAATCCAATGAGGACTACCCCGACTTCAGCATTACTGCGCTCAAGTGGAGCTAATCCCCTAACTGACCTACCGCCATGCCTTCAACAGTCACCGCCGGAATCGGCATTTCATCTTTCTCTTCTGGAGTTATTAGCAAAGTTTCCACCTCCAAGAAGGTAGAGACCAAAGTCCTCAAAGATTACTCTGGAGCATTTTCTACTGCCGCAACTTTTGACCCAACTGGCGAATTTTCAGCGGATGGTCAGGGCGATTACCCATCCATCACGCTCGGAGTGGCCAGCAGCAATATTCCTAGCACGATCTCCGGCGGCGTCATCATCATTGACTCCTTCAGTAAGACCGAGAAGGCCGACGATTTCGCCTCGTGGAGCTACAAGGGCAAGTGGTTCCCTGGGGCTTCCTAGCGGGATACCAACTGACATTCTGACATGAACCTCCACGAAAACATGAGCCTGCTCGTTGATTCCGAGCATCCTCTCTCCTCTCCAAATACCCACGCCGTCGCCGCATCGCTTACTTGCGGTGGAACCCTAGCCGAGAACGGTTACCTCGACACAATCGAACAGGGGCCGGATGGCAAGCCTCGCCGGACAGTGGTCTGGTTGATGAAATCCTCCGAGATTGAGTTCAATGCCTTTGCTGGGGAAAAAATCACTCAGGCCGAGTTTCTCAAGCGGTGGAACGACCGGACATGGATTCAGGAGAATCCTGACCACCCGATAGCTTTCATGAAGTGCCTTATGGAGAATGTCTCGGCACTCCGTAATGAGATCAAAAATGCGTCATCAACGATCAAAGTGACCCGTGGAGGCCGCGCTGCTTTCATCCCGGCTAATGCAAGCGAGGCAGAGCGCCAAAAGCTCCTAGCAAAACTATGAGCGATACGACTTCCACAATTAACGAGCGCATCTACCAGGAGGAGCCGGTTATCGGTGGGCGCAAGGTTCGTCCCTTCTCGAACTCGGTGAAGCTCAAGCTGGCAAGGATCTTTCGCTGGCTGGATCTCGACACAGACACGCAGAACGAGGAAATCCTTTGTGCATTCGCCTACCTCATCGCCGCCCCGATTGAGAGGGTCAGTCTCAATACGCTGAACAAGGAAGCCTATCTTGCCGACAAAGATCGCTTCCTGGACGAAATCAGCGCGGAAGATCTGAAGGTGGCTGGAGAATGGTTTGTGACCGTGACGGCATTGGAGAAGGAGACCTCGGTGGAAGTAGTTCCCAAGCCATCCAGCTCCGGCAGCGATAAGGATCAACCACCCCCAAACTCCTAGAGCCTCCGTCTCTGGCCGCGCTGGTATTCACGCTGGCCAAGGAGGGGGGCTTCACCGAAAGGGAGCTGATGGAGGAGATTCCCGTCTATCGGGTGAATGCCTACTACCATGCCGCTCTCCGCAGTCACGATGTCTGGACGGTGAAAGAACAACCCCCCGTGGATGTGCAGATCGACGATCTGTTAGCCTTTGCGGCGGTTGACATGGCAGAGGAAGAGTGAGCAAGACGGGACTGCACATTGATACCTCCAACTTTACTCGGGCCATTCAAGAGATGGCGCGGCTCACGGGGGCATCATACGAGGACATTGTTAAGGCAGAAATTGGCGCGACCCTTTCCCAAACAATCAAGAACACCAAGGCAGCAACTAGGGAGTCGATTAAGAAGTCGATGGAAAAGGGAGTCTGGATTCCAGACAAAAAGAACCCCAAGTATAGAGGTGGAAGAATTGTCCCACCTAATTGGAAAATGACCGCAGAGCAATGGGCATGGTTACAAGAGAGAACCAAGGAGAAATATAAGAGGGCCGGACTACTAAAGCAAAGCTGGCTAAAAATCATCAAGGAGACGGGGTCTCCAATACCAGGCAACGCCAAGATTTCCCCAAAGGCTGAAAGCGCGGCGGTGAACGGCAAGAGGATGTTTATCCCGACATCACACAATCGCAGAACCTTCGGAAGCAAGGTTGGCTACGACATTGCCAACTATGCAAAGGCGGCGGTCCAATGGGGTCCGGCAAAGGTGGCATTTATTCGGGCAATCAATGGCAGGGTTGGGTATTTCCACCGCAATGTAAGGACTGGGGTATTCAAAAAGGTCGGAGACATCGCAAAGAAGTATCCAGGATTCAAGGTGAGGGGCATTTAGTTCTTTGACATTGGTGCATGGGCAAGATGCCCAACGATGCATTAACGGCGAGCTTTGGTCTTGATATTGCACCTCTGACGCAATCGCTCAAGAGGGCAACATCTGCCGTCTCTGATGCGACCGCAAAAATGGGCAAGGGTTCATTTCGCGATTTAATTGCTCCGATTGCTGAGGTCGCCGCCGCTGTGGGATCGGTTGCCGCCATTATGGAGGGCATGAAGGGTGGCCTTGACCTAGGGAAGCAAATGCAACTAGCCCATGAGGAAACGGGCATTGCGGTTGGTCAACTTGTCATGCTCCGCAAGGCGGCAATGCAAGCTGGGATGGAGTTTGAGGAAATACCCAAAACCGTTTTCAAGATGCAAAACGCGATTGGCGAAGCACTTGGAGGAGGCGAAAAAGGTCGAGTTTTCAATCAATTAGGACTGGATCCCAAGATGCTGGCGACCATTGCTCCGGATGACGCTTTGAGGAAAATAGGGGTGGCGGTGATGCACCTGGACAACCTCAACGACAGGGCGCGAGTTCTTAAAGAGATCTTCGGGCGCGGCGGATCTGAAATGGCTCGTTTCTTCAATTCTCCAGAAATGAAGCAAGGCACAAAAATGACATCCTTGGCTAAAGTTTTGGATGAATATTCTGCCCTATTTAAAGAAATAGGGGAAAAAATGGAAAAGATCGGTCAGCACTTGAAGGAATTTTTCGTCGGTCTTGACAAAACGATCATGCCGTCAATCGGGAGAATGCTTGATAAGCTAGAAGGATTTGATTTTGAGAAATGGGGAGAGAACTTTGGAAACTCCATTGTTGGCATCATCGGAGACTTCAAGAACCGAATTATCGCCATCAAAGACGCATTAAAAGCAATCTTTCTTGGGGTAATTCCGCCATTTGCAAACGCCCTTTTTGTTATTTTCACGGAGGTTGCATCTTTCCTTGGAGAGAAAATCTCCAGTTCAGTAAAATATGCTTACGCTGGAACGCCAATCGGAACAGCAATCGGCTCACCATCTTATGATGCCGTTGCAAAAGAGAACATAGCAAAGAATCAAGAAAACCTTTTTAAGAATCTCTCCGACATGATGAAGGCGGGGACTATTTCCGAAAAGGATGCGGCCCTACAATGGAGAACCGCACTAATGCACAACAAAGGGGAGGATGTCAGGGGATACAGAGCCATCCAAGATACAACAACTTTTGAATCCCTTTCACAAAAAGCCTCAGAAGCAATTAAAAAAGGAGTTGATGATGCAAACCCTGCTTTTGTGGATTTTCAGAATGCGCTATCTCGCTTAATGGCTCCAATCCCAAAATTGCAGCAAGAAAACAATCTACAAGCCAAAGAAGCAAAAGAAGAAGCCGATTCTTATATTCCGCATTCAGGAATCGCTGCAATAGGCGTTGCAAATCCAATTATGGGAATCATTGCCGACAGCCTTGCAAAAGTAGGAGGAGGAGGTTTTGCCGTTGGACCAGGGAGCAATCCGATCCTTGAGGAAAACAAACGCCAGACCTCGCTTCTTCAGTCCATCAATCAGGGGATCTTGAGAGCCGCTGCGGCCTCCGGCCCTCTTGAAGCTCAATTCAGCATCAATTGATATGCCCAACAACATTACCACGATTGTTTCAAAATCAGCCAGTTGGGACCCCAAGATTGGCAATTTCATTACCACGACCACACTGGAAAGTCTTGGCGATTTCCCAACCATTCCTGGGGGGGCCGTGGATGTCACCAAGTCCATCCAAGATGGAGTCTATCGCGTCACCTACAAGGATTTGGGGGATAACACGGGTGAACAAACGAATAACAATAACAACACGACTTCCTATAACTACGAGGCCCACAGCAGCGTCTCCACCGAGCCGCTGATTACATTTGGAAGTTTTCAATCAGGTGGAGATTGGGCGCTGGATGACACGGCTCGTGATAAAATCAAAAAAGCAGAAGCTGATCCGACTCTTTGGAAAACTTATGTGGTCGGGACTGATGGTCTTTCAAAATATGCTGAATTCATCCTTAAGGGCATTGAATCGTTTTTTGCTCCCGCCATCACCCTTACCATTACTGAAGATGAAACCAATACCCCCAACCTGGCTGACCTTGGCAAAATAGCCACATTAAATAATGCACCCACGCTTCCAAGTGGGGGGAACTGGCTTTTTTCTGGATGCAATTTTTCGGCCCTCCAGAATGGCAAATGGAGAGTTTCCAGAGAATATCGAGCCAGTGGAAAGGGTGGCTGGAACGAGGATCTGTACGGCAACGGTGGCGGGGCCTAGTAGCAATGAAAAGGCTTCCGAGATTATCCAAATCCGGCGTCCTTACCCCGGCGCAGTGGGATGCCGTGGCACGGGTCATTGAGGATAACTTCCGCGAGGCAACGGTTCAGCCGGGAGTCGGGTACACGGTGACCAATTCCCCAGGAGGGGCTTCTTTATCGATCAATGCTGGTAAAATGGGATTTTCGGCCTCAGCCTTCCCATTCCAATGCACTTTGGTCACCTCAGCAGGCACAGAAGGTAGCCCTGCGACGACCAAGGTCCGCGTCGAGCTGAACAGCCACGTTTGGAATTACTCACCTTGGCAAGATATCGCCATTACGGGGCTTTTTAATCCAGACGTCACATCCACCGGCTACCCTGTGGAGCATTTGCTGAATGACCCCGATTACGTCATTTTGGATATGGCCTTTGATACGTCGGGAGGCGTCACCTCGGCGGCCATCACGACACAGGGAGCCGGTTCCATGGTGGACCCGACTCTTGCGGCATGGGATTCCTCGGGCAATGCGCTCTTTGCATCCGATTCATCCACGCCACCCCTTCAGACTGCTGGGAGGCTTGTCATCGCGGAATATGCCTCTGGGACGCTGACTCAGGTGGTAAATCAGAATCTCTATCTCTACGACATGGTGGTGGATGGGCAACTTGCCCGATACCCAAGGCCTCCCTATTGAGATGGCCAAGGTATTTTCCATCACGCCGTTTAATTTCCCATGTTCGCTACTGCCATCTGACGGCAGCGTGGACACGACGTATTATCTCAAGCTCACCAAGGCCCAAGTCATTTGGCTGGCTTGGAAAGTAAAGGAATTTGCGGTGGATAATTTTTCGTATTCTGGGATGCCTGGGTTTCATGGGGTTGGGGTGGCAATCTATGGTCAATCTGGAAATTTTGATGGGTTCATGGTTTCCAATTCAGCGCAATTCACAATTGATCGAACTGGAGATAGCTACCCGTATCAGTCAGAGCGCGACATTGCCGCGAGAGGCGCCCAGATATGGGCTACAAATCCGTCCCAGAACGTCGGAACACCAACTGATAATATTTATGGATACCAACCCACGATCTCTTGTCAGGTCCAATCGACTTTCCGTGATGGTATTTGCTTTAGGGATCAAACCCATGATTGCTATTGGGTGCGACCTCCTTCGTTTAGGTTTTATTCATTTGAGGCAGTCGGGGAAGGGGATTTCATCACATGGGGAATTCATACTTCTGTTGATGCCAGCGAAATCAGTTCATCAATTCAAGTAGGGACATTGACGCTTTCTTTGACCGGTATTGATCCCATTTCCGTTCCATTAGTTCCCGATGCACTTGCACCAGGGTCTACTGGAATCGATTACTCAACAGCATCGGTGTCCACAATATCCATGAGCGATTCCGACACCTATCCCTATTCTGGTGACATGAACGATTTTTAGCCCTTTGACACCGCACTAGCGGTGTATGCCAGCGACGTTTGACCTTACAGGCGAGAGACGCATTTTCTGCGGCGCTGATTACACCTATGGGGTGACGCTCAAGGATGGTTCAAATGCTGCTATCAACCTGACAAATTGCACTTTGGCCAGCCAGATCCGCCGGACTCAATCTTCCTCCGATGTCCTGGCATCTTTTTCAGTGACGATCACCAATGCAGCCCAGGGCACGGCCACCTTGGCTCTCTCTGCTACCACCACGGGCACACTTCCGGCCACGCCTGCCGATAGCTACTGGAAGCATGACGTTTTGTTAACCCGCGCTGATGGGACAAAGATCCGCATCCTTGAAGGGGATGTTGAGGTTGATGCCGCTGTGACCCGCTGATTATGGGCACGGACATTGAGGTTGTCGTTGATCCGGCGGCTATATCCACTGCCGTTACGGTTGATCCTGCCTCGGTGGTGACATTCGTGACATTGTCCGTGGGAGTTCCTGGGCCAGCAGGCCCAATAGGACCCGTTGGCCCAGCAGGCCCAGCGGGATCGTATGATCAATCGCTTAATACCACCAATAGCCCTCGCTTCAATGATTTGGAAATTGACCAGCTTGGAGGAGGATCATTAGCGGGAGTGATTCAAAATCTCGGGAACAGCATTCCGACCGACCTTGGTCAGCTATCCAATCGGCCGGGATACATAACAGGACTCCCGCAACCCCTAGATAGCGGAGCATGGCCCAATTTTAACGGGGTCACATGGGCAAGTGGGTATAAAACTGCAAATTCTGCCTTGTATCAAGATGGTTCGATTCGTGTTGGGTGGAATGGATCAAGTTACAATAATCAATTAAACCCAGACGGTTCCGGAAGTTTTGCTGCCGGAGCTTTAACTATTGATTCTAGCGGCAATTTAACCGCCACAAATTTCACGCCATCGGCATATTTGACCGACGCCACAGCATTTGATGCCGCAGGATCTGCAAATTCTGCCCTCTCTACCGCCACGACGCGCGCCATCGCTTTTGCCATTGCTCTCTAAATCATGAAACAACTCGCCAGCAATTATTCCATCAGCGGATCAGACGTGACGCTCACGGGCGTTAATGTTCCGCTATCCCAAATCCTGCTCGTTTCCGATGCAACCACGGGAAATGTGCTTTACAGCATGGCAGGGCCAGCTTCCGCAAGTTACACGCAAGCGGCGAACAGCGTCATCACGCTGGCGATCGCTCCCGGATCAACCGACAAACTGACGATCTATTATGACGACGGGGTTGCTCCGGCTAATGCCCCCACCAGCGTTTCGGTTTCCAACCTTCCCAGCACTCAGCCCGTTTCTGCAACATCGCTTCCGCTTCCTTCCGGGGCCGCTACCTCGGCACTCCAGACCACTGGAAATAGTTCCCTTTCCTCTATTGACGGCAAAACTCCGGTATTGAATGCCGATGGCGGATCGCCGGTCCATGTGCAGAATTTCCCGTCCACCCAGCCGATTTCCGCCGCAGCGTTGCCTCTACCCAGCGGCGCGGCGCAGGATGGAACCGACGGCACGGGCATCACAGTTCCGACGGGAGGCTCCGGCATCCGAGGATGGTTGTCTGGCATTTACAGCAAGCTCTCCGCCGCGTTGGCGGTCACGCAGTCTGGAACGTGGAGCGTGGGCAGAACGTGGAACCTTGCCAGCGGAACGGATGCCGTTTCCGTGCAGGGAGGAAACTCAACCGCCGTTAAGGTGGATGGGTCGGCGGTCACCCAGCCCGTATCCTTGGCATCAGTTCCGTCGCACCCGGTCACCAACGCCGGAACATTCGCCGTTCAGCCGAGTGCTGGCGACCTTACCAGCGGATCGCAGACGACCAAGATCGTCAACGGAACGAACACGCTGGCAGTCGATTCTTCGGGCGCGATCACAGCGAATAATGCGGCGAACCAAACCTATACTTACACCACGACATCCAGCGTCACGAATGGAACCGTGGTCATAGGGCCGCTAAATTGTTCTTCGTATCGAACACTAATTTTGCAAATTACCTCGTACTCTTCTGGTTCTTACAACGTCCAGATTTCCAATGATAATTCCACTTGGACTCAAATCGCAGGTCAGCAAACCACCCAATACGGATCCGGAATGTATTGGTCCACGGCCGGGTATGGTGCAGGAACTTCGTTCTTTTATCCTACTTATGGGGCCAACTACATCAAGGTTGTTGTCAATACCACGTTAAGCGGATCAACAAATGCGTTGTGTTGCGCTCTTTCCCAACAGCCGTTGACAATTACTTCAGTTTCTCCATTTAACGGGCCAAATGCCCTATCGGTTGCGGCAGTCCCGACCGCCAGCGTCATCAACGGCTTCTCCTCTTACCATTCCCTTGTCTGCGCGGCTACAACCAACGCCACTCTGGTTAAAAACTCACAAGGTCAGATCGGCTCCCTGATCCTGACCAACAACTCGGCAAGCTGGGCTTACTTCAAACTCTGCAACACTTCGACCGCGCCGACCCCCGGAACGACCACGGCGGTCATCAATATCGGGGTGGCTCCGAACAGCACGTTGGACTGCTCGACTTCTTTTGCTGGTCTCCGTCTCTCGACGGGCATTTCCTACTACGTCTCGGCGGGAACGTCGCTTACCGACAACACGTCTCTTCCTGCGGCGGGAACCTTTCTTGTCAACATGACCTACGCCTAATGAAAACGATCACAATCAAACTTTCTGGCGACGAGTTCTGGGATCGTATCGCTGGCCTCGTCAATGGCGAGTCCGGCCAGGTCACGGGATCGCCATTCACTGACGGGAAGCAATTCTATAACGCCGTTTTTCCCAACTACGGCGAGGTCACATGGATTCCCGAATCCGTCGCAACCGTCACGGAAATGACTGACCCATCATGAGCGACGATCAGATCAACGTCCTCCGATCCGATATTGCCGCTTTGAAAGCGGTCATGGATGAGCGTACCCGCGCCGCCGACCGCAACTCGACCCTGCTCCGCACGGTGACGGCGGTGGTGCTTCTTCAGTTCATCGGAACGGTCTATCTGGCCGGGATCAAGACCCAGAAACTGGATTCCCTGGCTGAGGAAGTCATGCAGATCCGCAACCGGATCGACAACTTGACACCCGTTCATAGGGCATGAGGGAATCCACCAAAGAAAACATCACGATTGTTTTCCTTCTCATCGCGGCGTTTTTGATGCTGGCTTTGATTTGTTTTTCGGCCACCGGCTGCGCCCATCAGCCCGCCGTATCTCCTGATTCTTACTTTGAACGGGCCTCGGTTATTTCCGACCGGATTGAGGACAAGGCCGTGATTGTCCAGGAATGGCTGAAAAGCCACTGATGCCATGAAAAGCCAATTCCTTAGACACGTTCTGCCGCTCATGTTCATTTTTTGCGGTTTTGTAGACATATCCGCCGCCGATCTTTCCAACGTCAGCAAAGCCGACATTTTGGCCACGGTCCGGCATATGCAAGCCCTAGCCGCCGAGCAAAAGGTGGCCTTAGCCAAGGCGGACGCTGATTTCCAGAAACAGGCCCTTGACCTTTCCAAAGCAGAGTCCGAGGCCAAGCTGATGGCCTCCGCCGCCCATAAAAATGCCAAAGAACGTGATGTGGTTGTTTGGGCCTTTGCCATCTGCTTTGCCGCTTTCTTTGTCCGCACTTTTCCGACCGTGGGATGGATTGTCGTGGCTGAGACATCGATTGCCCTTGCCGTCGGCTATGCCATGGGACGATTCGCCTTGGCATGGGTTGCCAATCTGATCCCGTGAGCGATTGGCTCAAGCGCCTCTTTTCTGAGGCAAACGGCACACCATCCAGCACCCGAGTCCTGTTGGGTATTTCGGTTTTCGCGGTGATCGCGGCGATTACCTATGTGCTGGTCAATCACTATCTGAAACGGGAAATGACTGATCTGCCACCCAATGTCAGCAACCTCCTGACTTGGCTTGTCTCGGTCCTGTCCGGGGCAAAGGCTGCTTCCAAATTTGGTGAACTTCCCCCATCGGCATGAAAAAAACCGATATCACGCTTGCCGCGCTGACCGGCGGCTATCCCGCTGGCTTTAGGATAGCCCTGAAACTGGTTTTGGATTGGGAATGTGAACTCAACCATGTGACCGGCGACATTGAATGGGAGAACGTCCCTGACGACTCAGGGGGTCCGACTTTTGCAGGACTGCTGCTCAAAACGGGAGAAGTAACCCGAGATGCCACGCCGCATGATATTTGTCAGGTCTACTTTTTAAATTACTGGCAGAAACTGGCAGGCCTTCCGGTGCTGGTGCAGGAAATGGCTTTTTTCATGGGTGTCAACATTGGCATCGGAGCGGCAGTTCGATTCCTCCAATTCGCCCTTATCAATTACGGAGCAAGGCTCAACGTGGACGGCATTTTGGGAGATAAAACGTGCCAAGCTGCGTATGCCGTGTCCGATACCGACGGGCTTTGTATGCTCTTCCTCGGTAAGCTCAAGCGCCATTACGAGGAACTGGCCCAGCGCCCAGGACAAGCCAAGTTTTTGGCCGGTTGGCTGAATCGGGTGGAAGCCGCCAAGGGGCTGATGAATTGACAAGCGTTTGCATTCAATGAACCCGTTCACGCCCGAGGAGGACGCTGAAGAAATTTGGGGCGAGGCATATCTTCAAGGGCGCACCAAGTACGAGGCAGGAAGCAAAGAGCATAAGACCGCTTTTTGGTCTGCTGGAGCATCCTGGTATGCCGAGGAATTGCGCGGAGAGGCGATTGATTCAATTGCTTACCTTTACCACCTACGCACCCGCCTTGAGTCCATCCGGTCCCTAGCCAGAATGATGCGTGAAGATGAGGATATGACCCTTTCAATGGCCGCGACCATTTTGGAACACCTCGCAGGAAATCACCCCCCTAAAACGCTTCCCAAACCTCACAACCACGATTGACGTGGCATCAATAACCCACAAATGGAAGCGGGTGCTGGCCGTTTCTTGTTCCCATGCCAAGTATGTGGATAAAGATGCCTGGGCGACCGTCTTGAAATTTAAGCAGAAGTTCAAACCGACGATTACGATTCATCTAGGCGACTTCATTGACCTTTCCGCCCTTCTAGGAAATGGCGTTGGATCTGGAAGTGAGGGGGAAGAAATCACTCCTGACATTGATACGGGACTTCAGCATTTGCGTGAATTGCGCCCAAATGTGGTGCTTGCCGGCAACCATGAGGATAGGGCGTTTAAACTGACCTACTCCAAAAATGCCGTTACGGCATACGCATCTCACAAAATCGTCAATGCGATTGAGGAGACTACCGCCAAAATAGGAGCGAGGTTTATCCCATACACGGGCATCAAGCAGAAATACACCCTAGCCGATTGCGCTTTCACGCATGGGACTGAATACGGGGAGCAGGCCACAAAAAACATGGCAACCCGTTACACCAACGGAAGAACGCGAAAAATCATTTTTGGCCACACCCACAAGGTTTCGATTGCAACCGCGCCCACGGATCACGGAGGCACGGGCTACAACATTGGATGCCTAGTCAACCCATGGTCGCTTGAATACGCCAAAGCTAGGGCATCCACCTTTGCTTGGACGCAAGCATTTCTGTGGGGGGAATACTGCGAGGAACTCAACCAAAGCTCACTTCAGATAACCCAAAGAGCGCAAGGAGAACTATGGCGACTACCCATTTAAAGAAACCAACAGATCAGATGACTGGCAACGATTGGCTTTCCGTTTTGGCGCAAGCCAGCAAGGGAGTGGCAGACGATGTTCCTGCCGGATTCAAGACGTTGGCCGAAATAGCCAAGGAGACCGGCAAATCTGACTCCCAGACCAGAAAGTATATCCGAGAGGCGGTCAAAATGGGCTTGGTTGAGGAATCCAAGTTTCGAGTTCGTACAGGAAACAAAATCTACCCGACCCCACACTATCGGATCAAATGAGCGCGGCAGCTGATGAAGTCAATGTCCGATGGGGGTTGACGATGGACGTTCAAGTTCAGGGAATTGAACTGCCGTTCAGGCTGCGGATCGTAACCGATGACGAGGACAAGATGCTGGAGGCGCTTTCCGACTTTCAGAGTATGATTCTTAAAAAGGTAGAGGAGATGGGATGAAACTGCCGCCAAAAATCACCATGCGGCGTAGAAAACTCGGCAAGGAACGTGCCGTAGGGCTGGCTCATCCCGACGGGCTTATTGAGATTGATAGCCGGGAGAAGGGAAAGGAGCTTCTGGACACCACCCTTCATGAGGCCCTCCATGTGGTTTTCAAGGAGCTAGAGGAGGAGGAGGTGGTTTTGATTGCCGGACTCCTCACCGATCTGCTTTGGGATGACCATTGGAGACGGGTGGAAAATTAAACCAATGGTTCGTGACCATAAGCGCGGAGCAACTGGCGCGACAACTCGGATTGAGTGCGGATTTCTCGAACGAGAATGGCAAGGGAAAGCAGGATTACACATGAGATAAACGCCCCGCACGCACAGATCATTCCCGTTCCAAGGTTGATAGAGCTTTCTATCTGTTGCATGATCGTCGTGCTTTTTGCAGAGGATGTGAGTCCATCAATAATGAAACAAACCGCTATCAGGAACCCAACAGCGGAAAAAAGCCAAGCCGTGATGACCCGTGAACTATCAAGTGCTTTGATTGGTTTTTCCATGAGGCAAGTGGTAAGCCGTGTTCTCTAGATGGCAAGAGGTATTTCTACCATTTGCGCCATGAGGTTGATTGGGATGCAATAGAGTAAAATTTGTTCCCAATAATGCCTATTTTTGGGAACAATCTGCCATAATGTTCCCAATATTCGCTGTTTTACTCTGTAAAAATCTCGCCATATCTGGGTTCGAGTCCCAGCCAACCCACGTTTTTCTGAGTAGCAGGAAAACCCGCAAACCCTGATAAACACTAGCTCGGTGGGTTATTGGTATTTATGGCATCAAGTGGGATTATTTGACTTTTGGGTACTTTTGGGAACAATGGAAACCATGCCAAGAGGACGCCCCAACAAGCAGTTTCTGACCCCTGTATTCAACGAGGCCCGTGGCAAGTGGATGCTTGATATTCCCGCCGCGATGGCCGGAAAACGGAAAAAAATCTTTTTCTCCAGCCAGCAGGAGGCCCTCGTCGAGACCGCCAAGATCGTCCAAGAATTGTCTCTCGGCGCGGAAATCACCCCCAAGGCTCAATCACGCAACGCCAAGCTCTCCAACTTGATTGCTGGCTACCTTTCCGACCGCAAGGGGGAAACATCTGCGGACAACTACACCACCCTTGCATGGGGTCTTGGAATCCTTGCCGATCAATACGGGGCAACCGACCCATCGGAACTCACCCCCGCCGTCACCGCCGCATGGATCAAGAAACTACCCTACAAGACCCGAGGTCGGTTCAATGTGTTCGCTGCCTGCCGGACGTTTTTCAATTCCCCTGGCATGAGGGACATGGTTCCAAGCAATCCCTTTCGCGACGCACCCCCTAAAAAGGACAAGGGGCATCGTCTAGACATCCTGACCCCAGCGCAGATGAAAACCCTGCTGGCGCTGGATCTGGAGCCGTATTTCAAGGCGTGGTTGGTGTGCGGTGGATTTTCGGGGATGCGATCCTGCGAGTTTGAGCGCCTTTCCTATGAGTCCATTGACTACGACCATGACGAGATCGTCATCAAGAAAGACCAGAGCAAGCAGGGGGAGGCAACCCGCCCCCGATCAATTCCAATCTATCCGGCTTTTAAAAGGCACATCCCCAAGGGCAAGGGGCCTCTGGATGGCGGAGCAAGCTGGAAGCGAGTGGATATCGAGATGGAGAAGGCCCTAAAATCCCTTGGATGGAGGCAATGGAAGAAGAACTGCCTCCGGCACTCGTTTGCCAGCTATGCCCTTGCGGCGTCCCAGGATGCCGTAAAAACCGCCTATCAGATGGGTCACGCCTCACCGACCCTGATTTATACCACCTACGGAAATGCGGTCAGCAGGGCCGATGCGGACGCATGGTGGGCATTGTGAGACTTGTTCAGAAAAGCGTTAGCTGGTAGTCATTAAACGGCGAACCACATGGAAAATGCACTATGCGGCATTTTCTTTCCGAATGGCCCGCGTGGCCATTTTCTGATGAGTTGCAGCTTGCAAATCCTCCAAAGAATCAAAAACAGGCAGGCCAAGTTTTAACCGGCGGGCATTGATCGCCTCAAAAAGAAGAATAGTGGCGTAAGCACTGGTGGTCCTCATGTCAGCTTTGGCGTGAGCTTTGATGCATTCCCAAATTGACTCGGGAAGGCTTATTCCCCTTGGTTTTACGGGGTCGTTGGTTGGTTGCTGTGCCATATATCAACCCTTTAGGTGTTGTGATGTTTTAGCAAGACATATTTTTGCAAGCCGAAAATTGATGCAAAATCTTTTTTTCTTTTTCCTATTGCATCCCTGCATGAAACCTTATTAACTCATGCCATCAACAAGTAACCAATCGCATAGAATCATCAACAATCTTATCCCATAAGAAATACACGCAACCATGACCACAACCCTCACAAAACCACGTTCCGCCAAAGCGGAACCGATCCGGGCAAACTCGCCCTGGCTCACAATTGATGAAGCCGCCGCTAGGGCCAAGGTAACCAAGAACACGGTTATCCGCTGGGTGGAGTCAGGAACTCTAAAAGCACATCGCACCATCCGTCAGGGTCTAACTCGTGGCATCACCCGCATCAAGCTCAACGAGTTGGATGCACTTCTTGAGGGAGAGACGAAATGATTGCCGCACTTTCCCTCGCCGTTTTTGTGACCCTTGTATGGGGGCGCGAAGAGCTTGCCGAACTTCTTGCCGCCGCCATTGAGCGTTTTAGCAAGTGATGGACGAAACACTCAACGCCGCGATCCGGTTTGTACGGCCATTATTCTTCCGACGCCTCTGGAATTGGTATGCGCGGATCACCGGATGGGAAAAGGCCGCATTACAACGCCGGACGGGTCTCCGTATCCGTTCCACCGCCTACCCATCATGAACATGGGACCATTTTACCAGGCACTTCTTGGAGTCGCTACATTTGCGCTCCTGGTCAACCTCTGGAAATCGGGAGGAGGACGATGAACTCCCGCGCCAAAGGATGCCGAGGGGAGCGAGAGTGGCGCGATCAATTACGGGAGGCTGGGTTCCCAGCACGGCGTGGGCAGCAGTTCCACGGGGGTGGGGAATCGCCCGATGTCGTGTGTCCCAGCCTCCCAACCATTCACTGGGAGGTGAAAAGAGTGGAGGCTGGAAATCCCTATAGCTGGATGGTTCAGGCTACCAACGATGCAGGGAAGAAAATCCCCGTTGTCGCCCATAAGCGGAACAACCGCCCTTGGCTCTGCATCCTCCCCTCCGAGGACTTTCTAGACATTTTGAGGCGGTCAGATTTGCCCGTCTCAACAGCGGATTACAAGGCCGCAATTGAATCCTTGTAACAACCAAAAAACAGAAAAAAACAATGATCCTAAAAGCATCCATTGATCTGACCCTTATCAATAAGGACAAGATCGTCAGCAAAACCCGCAAGAACGGCCAGCCGGCCAAGTTCTACGACATTACCATCTTCCTCAACGATGACGGAGAGGTGGACCAATACGGCCAAAGCGGAACAATCAAGGAGTCTATCAGCCTCGACGAACGCAATGCCGGAGTGAAACCCACGATCCTGGGCAATCTCAAGATCGTCGGCAATAAGCCCAAGCTCACCGAGGCTCCTGCTCCATCCAGCCGCAACGAAGACGGGGACGACATTCCTTTCTGAGCCATGACAACCACCCTCTCGTCATCACTCGTCGCAGCGCTTGGGGAATTGGAGAACGTACAGAAGAACGCCACCAATCCCCATTTTCGCAACCGCTACGCCTCCCTTGATGCGATCCTTGATGCTGTCCGGCCCGTGCTGAAAAAGCATGGGCTGGCCATCAGTCAGGAACCAATCACATCGGATGGCATGGTCGGGGTCACCACCAAGATCATCCACACAACTGGAGAATCCACGGCATCAACCCTGCTGCTTCCAGTTCAGCAGAACACCGCACAGGGATTCGGATCTGCCCTGACATACGCTCGACGATACGCCGTTGCCTCGGTGCTAGGGATTGCCGCCGACGATGATGACGACGGAGAGGTGGCAAGTAGTCCACCGCGAAAACCAACTGCCGCCCAACCTCTCCCTCGCGTCGAAACTAAGGATAGGAAGGGGGCAGAAGCCGCACCTAATGCAGGGCAGAAGCCTAACAGCAAGCCCAGCGATGAAGTCAACCACGGGCCGGATCTGGCCGACGACGACCTTCCTTTCTAGCCATGAGCAAAACCATCCACATGGTCTGCGGTGGCGAGGAGCCAAGAATCCGCGACGAACGAATCCAGCAGGAGATCATGGATTGGGAGGCCAAGCGCCTCAAGAGGGAGAGATACGGCGATGCCGATGCACCATCTCCCTACATGGTCGGCTGCTTCCACCAGGACATCAAGGCCACCACAACGGCCATCCTAGCTCAACTCACGGCAATACAAGAAAAGCGGGGGGCAGACAAAGCCGATCAATACCTCGCCGAGATATGCCACATCCTCAACGACACTTTTGTGAAGTTGGCAAGGGTTGAGAGGACCACGCGAGGAATTGCCAATTTCGTTCCTTTTGAGGATCGATTTGAAAAGGAGGCCCAATGATCTCCGAGCAAATGGGCCTCTTCCGGCACAAGGTCCGGCACACCGACGAGGATCTTTCCCGCCTCATGGAATACCTCACATGGGCAAGTGGCTGGAGGACGGCAAAGACCATCTCTGCTGATCTCAGCATGGATGACCGCTACATCCGCAAGCTGGCAGAGGCATCCGAGGGACGCATCCTCGGAACCGATGCAGGCTATAAGCTAACCAGCAGGGTCACGCCTGAAGAGTTCAGCGAATGGCGTGGACGCTATGAGAGCCAGGTGAAGCGGATGCTGGAACGCCTTCAGCGCACCACATCGCAATGGCATAGGAGGGCTTAAAAATGGCAAGAACCCGCCTAATTAAACCTGCGCTTTTTGAAAATGAAGTGCTTGGGCAAATGGACGGAGACACGGTTCTGCTATTCACAGGATTGTGGTGCATAGCAGACCGAGAGGGTCGGGTTGAAGATCGGCCATTAAGGATCAAAGCCCAGTTATTCCCATATAGGGATCTGGCAATCGCTGAAAAATTAAACTCCCTGGCAAACGCTGGATTTATCCAGAGGTATGAAGCTGATGAGCGTAAGTGCATACAAATCAACAACTGGGCAAAGCACCAACGGCCCCACATAAAGGAAAATCCCTCAGAATTACCACCTCCTCCACAACCCAGCACCAACCTTGCACTGCCTAGGGAGTGCAATGCACAACCTAGGTTGTTACAAGAACGCCCTTCTCCCTTAACCCTTAACCCTTCTCCCTTAACCCTTCCTCCTTCTCCAGAGGTTGAGAATGAGGTGGTGAAAATCGGAAGGGATTGGGCAGCAGAGTTTGAGGCCTTTTGGGCTGAATATCCTGAATCTCGCAAAAAGAACCGCTATCGCGTTGAAAGCGCATGGTCGGCAGTCCGACACAATTTGCCCCCAATTAACGCGATACAGGACGCTTTACGTGCGTTTAAAGCATCGCGTGATTGGAAGCAAGATGGCGGAAAGTTTATACCGGCGCCAGAAACATGGATTTCCGAGCATCGATGGCAGGATGCACCAGCCTATTCCGCCCCAAAGGTTAAGCCAAAGCAAGAGGTGGATGAGCAGGATGCCTTTGCCTGGAGAAAGTCAGCATATCCCGAATCCCTCGAGGTTCACCCCACCGCCGCAACCTTCCCGTTCCGTGGATGGCCGGACTCCATCAAAGCCCAATACCGCAACCGAAACAGACAACCCGTAGCCGCATGAATCCCGAAACAAAATACATTACCAGAACCTTGAAAATTGCCGTTCTTCCCAAAGGACAACCAATTTTTTCAGAACAGGCTACCACCATTGAAATCGACGATATTTCTGGAGGTGAGTTTCTTCTTATCACTCAACAATCAACGCACGTTGATTCAAAGGAGCAGCAAATTCAGATCGACCAAGCAGAATGGGAGCCGATCAGAAACGGAATTGAGATGATGCTGAAAGAGATCAAGGAGCATTCTCAAAAATGAACCCGCTTACAGATCCACGGGTACTAAATTTCATCCTTTTGGCCCTCTACGCCGCCAATGCGGTCAGGTGGTCATTTGTCAGCAAGGCCGATGCCCTCTATTGGGCTGGGGCCTTTATCATAACAACCGCAGTAACCCTAAAACACTAAACCATGAACGCCGAGAGCATACACGCTCGCTGGAAACAATTCTGGGCTACGCTCGGAATACGTCACCTTGGCATGGAGCCGGATGATTTCATCCCTACTCCCAAGGACAGGGCTGAATACGGATACAAAAACGGATTCAGTGAAGGATACGCTTCTGGGGAAGCCGAAGGCAGATTGCAGGCGTATGAGATATCAATCGCAATTCTGGATCATCAGTTCCAGCACCTAAAAACATTTTTCGGGAAGTCCCATGAAATGACGATGCTGGTTTC